GCGTAGTATTCTTTGAGGCGGTTAAGCACCTTTTGGATGTTGTTGTCGATAAAAGTTTCCTTTGTTTCGAACAACCCGAGCGGACCACGAAGACGTTCATTGACCGTCTCTTTAGTGATCTTGGTTTGGAAGACGTACTTGAATCCAAGTGTTTCCTCTTCAGGAGTAATGGTTAGAAGTTCTGAACCATAGTCCTTTAGTTGCTTGAGTGCTACTTTCTTCGAGGCAATCACGATAGTGAAGTAGCTTTCAATGCCGTTGTTTTTCAACGAGCCTTTCACAGGCACCTTTGTCTCCATCAGCATCTCTGACTCGTTTAACGTGTCTGAGGTGTGGGCGGTAAAGATGATCTGCTTCGTAGACCTGGCGACAAACTGTTGCATCAGTGTTTTAAAGTACTGCGCAAACTGGCCCCAGGCTTGCATGCCGTTGCTGGAATTCAGCACGTACACGCTTTCATACATGTCCAGCAAGTAAGTCAAGCTGTCTACAACGATGGTGTGAATGTTCGGTTGGGACTCCGCCCAATCAAATGCCTCGTTAATCTGAAGCGGGTCTGTGACCGTCTTCTGGATGAACTTGGCTCTGATGGGTAGTTTCTTGCCGGCTTCACAGTTGAGATAGAGAACGCCTTCCGGGTTCTCCAATCCCATCAACGATGCAGACTTGCCTGTGGCAGACTTGCCGCACAGTAAGACCAGATGGTCATTGGTTTCTGACATAGGTTCCTTAAGTGAATTTGGTTTTTCGCAAAAGCGCACGGAGGCGCATTACCGTTTTGAGATAGCCTTGGCCACAGAGATCATGATGGTGGCCATGATTTCTGATTCCTCAAGCTTGTCGACGATCTTGTGGTTCAGTGAAATGACTCGTTGGCGAATAGCTTCAAAGTCAAAGCCACCATCCATCAAGATCATGGCAAAACGCAGCAGCATGTTGTTGCGATTGCCGTCACCGATGTTGTTGATTACCCAGCGCTCCAGGTTGTCCATGGATTGCTGTGAGTTCAGAAGCTCTTTACGCTCTTCGTTCTTAGAGGTCTTGGGAATGAAGGGCAGGGCATCCAGCACGTCACCGTCGTTGTACTCATAATGACCGTCGTTAGACAGCCACTTGCGTGCACGTTGGTTGGTTGCCGTGTCCACTTCGAATGGTAGCCATTCGTAGATATTGGACATGAACTCTTTGTAGTCCTTGGCATCCAGAGCCAACTCGTAGTTGATTGGCAGGACGATTCGGAAACGGTTTTCGTCTTCAGTGTGCCGCTTGGTCGTGTAGATGAGGAACTTGTAGTTCTTCAGCAGCAACTTCACAGTGCTGATATTCACTCCACCATCAACGTCGATCACCACCAGGTTGAAACCAGGAATGCAGTTCTCTTCGTTGCGGTAACCGCCATTAAGGTGATGGGCTACCCAATGCAGACCGGGTGCTTGTGTCAGCTTGTGCAATTGATCAAACGGCGCTGTCTCGTTACGGTAGTCCGTGGTGATGTCTGTGCTGTAGCTCAACACCATCTTGTCCATGTCAGTCTTTTTCAGTGTCTCGCCCCGTAGGAACTCGATACCGTCCGAGAAGGACTTCTTGATGATGACGTTGTTTTTGTAGCCCCAGGCAATCGCCAAGGTCAGCATCTCAGTCTTCTGAGATGACGCACCACGGTAAAACGGCAAGTCTTCAGTCAAGTCTGCTTGGGTTACATCACGTTTAGTGGTGCCCAAATACTTGGCCAATTTCACATACGCACGATCGCGTGTGAGCAACTTATTGAACGCTTCACCAGACTCTTCACAGAGTTTGATGGCCTGATACAGATGGTTTTCAGTCAACTCAGGTGAGTCATCTACAAACGCATAAGCACCGGCCAGTTTCAAGGCTTTGAAGTAGCGGTGTGAGATCTCGGCTTTCTTGATTTCTTCATGCTCAGGGTAGAGCTCCGCTTCTCGTTCGCATTTCAATCGGTACTCGATCAGCACCAAGCTGGTTTCCTTGGTCATCACCAAACGCTTGTTCACGTTGATGATGTCGGCAAGGCCTTCCAGTTTGTCTGAGATCTCATCCAGGTACGCGTTGCTGTCCTGGTTGGTCAGCTGCAGATAGATTTGCTCGGGTGTTTGATCATTGGTTTTGTTCGATGCACGACTGTAGCCAAAGAAACATCGACGTGCGTAACCCGTCTCCAGCATCGAGTACAACTCTTCCTCAGTCTTGCTGCCATTAAGCAGTTTGGCTGGGGTGCCGAAAAGCATCATGTTGGTCGGTGTACGTCCAACGATCTCTTCATTACGAGTGTTCTCGGTAGTGTTCTTGATCAGCTTTTGCTTGATCAGGCCCACGTCATAGAGTTCCAGGAATGTGTTGAGTACATCCACGTTGCCAATGAGGTTGGAACCAATCTCATCAATCTGCAGGTTCACAGAACCCGCATCAGCCATCAGCAGCTTGTGACGCATTTGCTTCACCGCTGCCGGTGTACCGGAGTCAAAGCTGAATACCAGGGAGCCAAGACTTTCAAACTCTTTCTGGATACGGATCATCTCCTCGTCTGGATCAGTGCTTTTGCGGTTGGCACGCTTCAGGGCAAGCTTGGGCAAATTCTGTTCAGCCAGGATAGGGAAGGTCTCTTCAAGAAAGCGCCCACGGAACTGGTTGATGACTTGGTTCTCCATGATGTTGGTGGAGAAGCCTTTACCGGAACCAGAGGTGCTCAGGTTCAATGCATACATGTTGACAGGGATGTCACCACGATCATGGGTCACGATGGTGGCTCGCATCATTGAAGACACGAGGCTGAAGTAGTAGCCCACCAGGACGCGAAAGAACAACGGGTTGCTGTTCTGGGTTTTGCTACATAGGATATTCACCAGCTTTTCAGAAGCTGGGTGATATTCCATTTCATCAAATGTTTTCATGGGATCTTTCGGGAGTTAAAGGATGAGGTCACCTACTGCGACGAGTTGGTCTTTTTGACTGCACACAGCAAAAGCTGAGCAGTATTTACATGCTGTAACTTGGCCAGGAACTTCTTTGACAAAGCCGACGTTGCCGTCTTCGATATATCGAAGTTGCGCGTCTTGCATGGTGTCGAAGTTCTTGGTTGAGCGAGCAGTTTTCTGAGGGTTCTTGTAGTACTTGAACTGAGGTTCGGAGCGCCATAGTTCGGAATCGTCACACTGAGGGATTTCTTCTTCAGGTGCATCCCAGTACTCTTCAATCAAAGCAATCTTCTGACGAATAAAGCTTTCGGTAGCTTCAAGCGACAACAGTTGGTAGGACTGTGTGTGGAACCGTTTGGGTGGATAGCTTGGATCGCTCTTAGCCATGGCAGCTTTCCAATCGGTGAAGATGTAATGGATCTCCATCTGGTCTTGAGTGATCTTTTTGGGATCAAGCCAACGGTAGATGCTGCCTTGTTGAGGATACTTTTCTGAACCAGTTTGCTTGGTGTAGGTGTAGGTACCTGTGGTCTTGAAGTCTTGAACTTTGCCTTCACCAATAAAGTCAAACTTGCCAGTAACTTTCCATTTACCTAACTGGCGCTTCAAGCGCTGCTCCATGTAAACGGGAATGATGTCTGGGTTGTCAATGAGCTCTTGTGGTTCAGGATTGATGCGTACACGATCAATGACACGTTGTGGCAGGCCCAAGGCATCCATGGCTACTTTGTAGTTGGTTTGCCATGCCTTCTCGATGCCGTCATGAATGGCGGTGCCCATACGGCTGTTCATCATGTCAGCCAAGTTCACCAGGCCCTCCCCTGGAGGAATGCGGTTAGGCAGGATGATCTGACGAAGCGGTTTGAGCAGCGTGGTAGCGCTAATCGTGTAGTGGTCGTCGTCATGATCGTAGTGGTCAGAGGCGAGAAATACGGCAAGTGCCAACGGCACTTCAGAAACATTGGCAAAGCGTGCGGACATGGGGAACCTTTTTTTAGTTTTTCAAGAAAGCGGGAGGAACCCGCTTACGAAATTACGGAGTAGTTGTTTGGAGTTGGATCCAGCGGGTAAGCGTGTCCCGCGCTTCGGTGATGTCCTTCAGAGCGGATTTGCCACC